GCTCTGACCAATTGAGCTAGAGGTCCAGATCACTCTCTCAAGAATATCGGGTTTGTTAAAGTGTTCAAAAGTGATAATGTGATTTGCTATTTCAAAGCTATTCGATTAAGTAAGGAGGATTTTCACTTCCTTTCTATAATGAGAGTAGCCGATATTCTTAAGAGAGGTCCGAGATCGTTCTGTCTGGTTGCTGAAAATGTATAAGACGGATGCTCGAGAAAAGAGCGAAGCATTCACTTCCTTTCTAAAATAAAGTCTAACAGAACAATCTCATCGGTAGGTTTGTAGGTACATGATGACTTAAATTTGACAAGTTGAATACTATAGTTCCGGCTACGACTCAACTGTTGCCAAGCTGTAGCGGTAAGGGGTGGCTATCCCGTCCCGCCATATAGAGAGCGGGAGGCCCTCAAATATCAATGAAGACCTCCCGCGTGGTGTGTCATCAGTCGAAGTAGCGATGGTTGTAGCGCTTCTGAGCGTCCAGCTCCTTCTTCAGCCGACGGATCTCCTGGGAAGCGTCGTTCCAGGTGACATCAGGGTTCAGCTCCATGTAGCGGACCACAGCGACACTGCCGCCGCCGTTCTTGATGCAGTCCTCGACAGTCGGAGCCTCCTCGACGATCAGGTCGCCTGCCTCGATCATGTCCTCGACGGTTTCACGACCGTAGACGTAGTCCAGGCAACGAGCGAAGTTGGAAGCGATGATGCGGTTGGTGAATTTGGATCTGTAGTAAGTCATGTTTTGTTCCTCTTTTCGTTAGATTTGGTTTGTATGATCACACAAATATCAATGTGGTATCATTAGAAGGGCAGTTCGCCATCGTCTTTCTCAGGCTGACGGCGACGAGGTGCTTCACGCTGTTCATACTTGATAGCGAAGCGATCCATCTCGATGGTGACGTACATAGCCTTCAGATAGGCAGTGACGCCCGTATCACCACGGACGCTCCAGTTGTAGGGCCGAATGACCAGGTCAACGTTCTGGATCTCAGCCGTATCGAGCTGACCGATATCGGTCTCGTCCAGAGGCGTCTGTACACCGTTCGCGATCATGATGATCTTGGGAGGGATGCTCCCGAAGGCCACCTTGACCTGCATGTAATCCAGAGGCAGCTCATCCTCATTGCGAGGAGCCAGGACACGGACGTTCCAACCCTCGTCTCTCATCTGCTGAGCCAGGTCAGGATCAGGGATAGCGACGCAGAAGGTCCGCTTACCACCAGCAGGGTCGAACTTAGTGGGCAGGCCACGGAAGTTGGTGAACATGATGTGTGCGTTCTCGAATTCGAGATTGTGAGTAACTCTTTCCATTGTGAATCTCCTTATCTTTTATTGAAAATATCATCGGGTTTCTCAGTCCAGGGTTCGTCTGCTTGGAACCATGGAGGCTCGTCGGTGTCGTCACTGACAAACCAGCTGAAATCCCCATATTTGGATATGGTGTCGACAGCCCCATCGACCAGCTTCTGGTAATAGCGCTTATCGACTTTATCTTCAAGGCCAAGTCGCTTGACCATGTCTGTCTCGAGCCATCTAAAGTCAGATGCACCACCAGCGTTGGCGTACTTGCCAGGTCCGGCCTCTCTCATGAGACGCCCACCACCAGCACCAGGGAGGATGGGACAGAACAGTCCGACTTTGCCTATGAAAATATAATTATGACCCTTCTCGATTTCGAGATTAAGGTCATCGCGACGAGCCATCTGAACCTGAGTGGGTCCATCAGGCTGCTTGTTGATCTTCTGTGTGAGCTTCTCAAGCTCCTTCTCAGCTCCACTTACGTCAGGTAAGTCCTCGTTCATATCGAGATATAGAGCAGTAGAGGCAGATTTTGTTTCACACATGTCTGCGAACTCGATTGGTTCTCTGGAGAACAGAGTTTTGAATACGTACGGGACTTGGAACTGGGTTCCTGTTGCGGTCCACTTACCGCCTTTCTTCTTGCAATCAGCGACAACGGAACGATCAGACTCCACGTACTCTCGTCCGTACAATTTCACGCACTCATCGACGGTTGCATACTTAGCAATATAGACAGCATCATTGACCAAGCACATCCGTTCGTACGTAGCCTCATGCTCGAACGTGTAACCATAACGTTCGCCGAATTCGGTGACAAAGTCGATGATTTCTGGTGTAGCATCCGGGATCTTGATCGAGTCTGTCTTGATGTGAGCGACAGTGAAACCTCTTTCCTGAACAGCATGCTTGAGGTCCACCATGAAAAGTGCACCGCGTTTAGCGACAATGTTGTCGATGTTACGAGGATCTCTGAACGGGTTCTCGTATCCAGCGTATGTCTGACCGTAGACAGCATTAATAGCTGTCTTTAGACCGTTTGCTAGATCCTTCGAGGTGAGCTCGCCGTTCTTGACTCGCTCAGCATATTTCAGGAGTTTGCCACCCAGAATATCTTTGATAGCATCCCAGTCCTCGTGCTTGATGTCCCCACGACCCTCGACGATATCTCTGAAGCGAGTAGTATAGTGGACACCAAAGATTACCTCAGCGATTGCACTATGAGGATGCATCGAGTAAACATCGAGAAGAGCTGCATTACGATACATGCCAGGCTCAGCGTAGACATAACCACCCTCGCCGACTTCCTCACCACGGTATCTCGACTTGCCATTCTTATACTCGTAACCAGGAAAATATGGCAGATCACTCTTAGCATCACCATGAGGCTCAGCCATCATTTCAGGACAAGCCATCTCGAGGAACGTCCGTTCAGGTCCATCGATCTTACAAGGCTGAGACATGTCACGCCAGTTGAAGAATTCCTGTGGATTCCTGTTGCCCTCGAATATAATCCGAGCAGTCAAAGTGTTGGTGGAAGTGTTGACGCTCATACCGGCAAGGTCAGCCAGGATTTGTCGAGCAGTCCAGTCAGCAGAGAGGTAATGGAATGCTGCTTCGGTTGCAATGACGTCGTTATCACAATACTCAGCGACCTTCTCCCACTTGTCCTCTGGTACAGGCTGATCCCAAGGCAATCCGAGTTCCTGATGGTGAATGCCCATCTCGACTTCGAGCTTCTTAAGGGACTTCTTATTACCCGCAGAAGCAAAGTCGTAAATATCAGTGTAGCTCAGGTTATAAGCTTCACGGAAGAACAGATTCTGATTCTGACCCTTCTTGCTGTTGGTAATCTTGTAGCTCAGGTCGTAGATTTCCTCATTACTCCAGCCGAGCATTCTGGCGTAAAGAATATGGTTATCGTATCTACGATTGTTGAAGCCGATAAGACGTGCTTGGCAGAGCTCAGAAATATCATCCGGCGAGGGGTTGATCATTCGCACGATGTTTTTTCCTTCACCGGCATACTTCCAGTTCACGAGAAGCAGATTGGGAAACACCTCGATATCGAAGAAGACAATAGGAATATCTTCTGGATCAGGTGGCGAATCTCTTTCCTCAATGTCAGGAGATTTGAACTTCATCTCATTGACCATCCGGATACACACCTTCGAGTTATTCGTACTGCTCGCTGCAAAGCCAAATATCAATGGCTGCATGTCAGACACGTCATAACTCACACCACTAGCGTATGCGTCATCGAGGATCTTCTTGATGAAGTCAACACTGGGTTTGGTATTAGGATGGTACTCCTTGGCGAGGTTCTTCTCGATCATTGTGCGTATCTGCTTTTCGTTACGTACAATGTCAAAGTCTATCACTTTGCTATCCTCCTTTATCGGTAACCCACTCGAAATATGAGCGATCGGTAATGAGTTACACTTCGAGAGCTTTCGTCGTAAGGACATCTTACCACTGAAAACCTTGATCTCGATGTGGTCGTCATAAATCGCTGACAGCTTCGTTGGATCACCATCGTAAATATAATGTAAATGAATCCCCTGTCCTGACTTACTCAGTTCAGCATATGTCGGAGGGAACTTACTGGCTGCGGCAAGATTCTTCTCGAAGCACTTGTTACCATTCTCATCAGGAATATCGAAGTCGATAACGATGTGATGGATGTCGCTGACTAGCACATAATGAAGCCTACGAGTGTCCAATGCCTCGAGTGTCGTCTTTACATTGTCCCAGCTTTTCAGTGGAGTTCCTTCCGGATTAGCATACTGAGCAGGATCATTCTTGAGAATATCATCCAGCAGGGATTTCGTTTCAGTGAAATCTATGATAGGAGTGGGAATCGACCTATCCTCTCTAGAAGACTTGAAACGATCTTTCTTAAGCCCAATCAGATCACCGTTGAGTCCATTGCTGGTATACGTATCAAAGTAAGTGGTAGCTTCCTCCACGAATCCTCGTTTGGTCATCGGGTAAGGCACTTTTGCATTCTCACAGTATTCACGATACATTCTCCACAGCTGATCTACGGAGATGTTCCCTGCCGTCTTGCTGACGGTAATCGACGCTTCTACCATGAAGTTGTAGAAATCATTCGATGCTCGCATCATATCGGTAGGGACATATCGGGAATAGTATTTTGGATTCTGCAAATATACCTCTTTACAATGCCATGCGATTGGTCCAAGCTCAAATGGAATCTGAGCCATACACAAATCGTATTCATCAGGAGGAAGCTTGTTACCACTTGGTCTTACATCGATGAGTCGACGAATCAGACCAGACTTCGAGTCTGTAATCTTAACAGGCTTGTTGGTGCCCATGAATAGGAATGAGATGAATCTGCTATTGTAAGCCGATTTGAACTTCTCATTCACTGTCATGAGCTCGTGGGACACCAAACTGTTTAGCTTAGTGTTATCTTCAATCCTCGACAAATCACCATCGTGTTGAATTGCCACCAAGGGGTTGGTCTTGAAGGCTTCCAGTGCAAAGGAATTATTCGAGGAGCCAAGGGATTTGGCATCGAACGTCGAATAGTAGCCCTTGAACAGCATCTCGATGATGTTAAGGACTGTAGACTTACCAGTACCTGCAGAGCCATACAGGACGATAAACTTCTGAATGGTCTTGGAGTCACCTGTTACGATGGCTCCGATGGCCCATTCAAGTTTATGACGTTCATCTGGATCATACAGCGTAGATATCAATTTCTCATAGGATGGAAAAGAACCCTTCTCGAGTGGATAGTCTAGCCGTTTGCTTGAGAAATCATCTTTATTTACTGTCGTATTTGTCCATATCAATTTCTCATCTAGAGGCGTAAAGCTATCACGCATCTGGCGCTGACAGTATTTGTGCCATGAATCAATCGTGGTATAAGAGGAATCCCACATATGAGCGATAACAACCTCATCCGTAGTCTTCTCTCTAAGTTCTTCAGCGAAAATATCCATAGCATGATCAACAAGCTCGATGACCATGTTCTCGTCAGTAGACCATGTGTTGCGTTCTGCATCCCAAACAGCGTAAAAGTCACTTCCTCGAATCATGAGGTCGGAACTTTTCTTGACGATAAATTTCGGATAGACCTCTATAACGCCACGCTTAACACCCCTAGTGGCGATCATAAAAAAGTCGAGCATCCGGTTTATCCTCCCTGTCTGATCTCCTCTTTGAGTCTCTTGTTCTCACGGTAGAGCTTCCAGACGAAATATCCAAGGACAATCGTGGATGCCAATCCGTGAATACGGATGTCGATCTCTTGTCTATACATTACTAACGCCTCCTTATGGTGTAATATTTTGATTGATCCATCGCATCATCTGGTACCAAATATCTTCCTTCCGCATGTCGGTATCCTTGTCCACGTCAACGGTGAAGAGTCCACCGTCACCGTTTCGAGAATATCTATGGTATAGCATGGCTAAAATGATAGAGTCGACTACCTCTTCCGAATAACGACGGTCGTCATAATATGGAAGATGCATCGAGTTCATCATGACCCAGAACCAGTCAGCGCAACGATTGCCGTAAGCACTATCACCAAGAATATGCTCCTCCATTCTGAGTGCCAATGCTACCATAACCTCAAGGACAGACGGATCTCTCATATCCAGATAATGTGCAATGATCTCTTGAGAATATCCTTCTTCACGACCGAAGCGATACCGCAGGTCGACTGCATCATCTAAACGAGAGACATCCATGGGATTTGTCCAGAAGAACGATAACTCGAATAGACGATGCAGTAAACGGGAGTAAATTGCGAGAGGAAATACTTCAGGATCATGAATCTTCTGAAGCAACCAATCGAAATACACCTGTTCCATGGTTGTCTTGTTCATGGGTTACAGCTCCTTATCGAGATGAGGACGCTCAGCCAGAAGTTCCTCGTAAGTACCATCGTACTTGAAGACCTCATAGTCAACCTTCAGACGATGATTTCGCACATAGATGGTACTCAGTCCGGTCTTATCGAACTGAGCAATAGCATCCCAGCCAATCGTGGTTGCCACATCGAGGAGCTCCATCTCAGCGTCCGTAGCAAGACGGTCGTCCTTAAACCACAGCAGCTCGATGCCGTCGTACTTCTCGCCGTTGTCCTGCTCCTCGGTGTAGTCTTGAGCATAGATCAGCTCAGGTTGTGCGGCTGCTCGCTCTTCGAGAGTCATATCAGGAGTCACCACCTCTCCTTCAGGCTGATACTGAGCCGTGATCTTGTTGTACTCCTTCTTGGCTTCGACACGCTTGTTGACATAGTCCTTGAACTCCTCCTCGGACATGTATGCTGTGTCTTCGACCTTAGGAAGATCTGCTTTCGAGATCTTCACGTATTTCTTCTCGTAGGTCTTGCGGATAGACTCCGTTTCAGCCTCGAGCTGGTCTTCGTACTTCTTCTTGTGAGCACCCCAACCCACGATAGCGCCGATAACAGCGCCGCCAACGAACGTGACGATAGGTAATAATTTGTTCATATTTAGTCCTCCTCAGAAAGTTTCAGGGATCTTATCAAGAATATAGCCATCGATGTTGAAGTCAAGGACCACACCATCGGCCTGGCCAAGCCAGAAGTTCTTACTAGACTCCTTAGTGAAGTCTCTCATGCCAAAGTCAACGACATTGTTAGCATCGTCCGTACCAGGCTTATACACCCAGCCATACATCTGACCCTCAGGCGTCTCATCGAAGCCAAGGGTTCTGTACACATCGTTCAGGAACACGACTCCTCGAGCAACCAGTCGGTCGTTCATGTACCGCTCCTGAGCTTCGAGGAACATCTTATCGAAGACCGGATTACCCGTCCAGTTCTCATTGCCCTCACAGAAGATTCGAGCGTACGGACCGTAGTCTCCGTTCTTAGGAGTCTCCTTCACGACGTTGATCTTCTTGGCTTCACCGTTCTCGTCAGTAACGGTGACAGAGTTAGTCCCAAAGCGGAACTCCTCATCAGCATCCTTGCCGTACTTCGCAATGACACGCTCACGATACTTCTTGAACTCCTTAGTGACACCAGCCAGAGTAGAAGCCAGAGCGGCATTACGAGCCTTGAGGATGTTGTTGGAGCGCACGAAGCAACCCACGGACACGATAGCCAGAGCGATCGAAGGACCGTAAGTCACGATCATCTTCAGAGCAGTCTTCTTGTAGCAGAGCTTGAGATCTGCGACTGCGTCTTCCTCAGTGTAGTTGTACTGCTCGGGATCAGCCTTGCAGGTCTCGATCTTGTCAAGATATTCCTTGTGCTCGTTAAGAATATCAACCGCCTTGATGGATGCCTTGCCGACACCGATCAGAGAAGCGCCCAGAGTGACGATACCAACGCCCAAGAAAATATCAGGGGCGCTACGACGAAGCTTAAGCTGGGTCTTACCAGCGAATAAGCTGATTGCGTTTTTGATGCTCATAGTTATTCTCCTTTTGTATCATAGTCAGGAAGATCATTGAAATCGTCCATGTAGTTTTCCTCGAAGTGAATGATCGCGCATAAGTTCCAGACCGCAGCTGCGAGATGGTCTTCGTCTGTCCATCCCATCTGGAACTTGTTGATGTGACGAAGTGCGGAATCAAGGCATCTCGAATACGGCATGCCTTTCTCCCAGTTCCGAGGCGCGTACTTAGCAGCTCCTGCTTCGTACCAGCGCGCTAAACGTCTGATCGCGAAGGGCGAAATCAGATCGTATCGTCCTTTTCCGACGGAGGGTTCTCGGACTGCCGCATTTTCTCCATAAGAAGTACGAGCTCCACCATCTGCCATAGGGGTGAGTTGTCTCCCTTCATTCTGAGACCCCGTGTGTTTGTCCATAAAAGTTCTTCCTCTCTTTTCTTAATAGAATAATAGAGACGTTCTCGGGTGCTTGCGCAATTACATCTGAGAGGTTTGTCTGTAAGGTCTACTGAGCCCTTCGATCTGAGAATATTCATATCAGACGGGAGTTCCACTGGACCCTTCTGTTTGAAAATATCCATATCAGTCCAAGGGCATCGGTCGAGGCATACGGATGATCCAGCCACCGCCAACCTGAGCGACCTTAGCATCACCGATGCTTCGCCAGCAGAACTTCTCGACCTGAGCGTTGTTCGTGGTCACGCCAGCAGCCTCATAGAAGGCGCCCACAGTCGCGAACCCGTATGCATCGATATTTTCGTCGAGTGCCATCAGGACTGCCTCAGCATCGCCACGAGTCTCGAATGCGATACGGTCGTAGTCAAATCCAACCGTAGAGCCTGCGGGAATATAATGCTGACGAGTCTGAGGCTTCGAGAACCCGGAGTAGTTGATCCGAGTGCCGCCTGCGTAACCGCCCCAGCCGCTAGGCCGAGAGGGACCATCACCGTTGGGATAAAGGACTCGATTGAAGGCTTCCCAGAGACCACTTTTGATCATGGGAACGATCACATCACCTACGAGCGTCGTCTTCAGATCAGAACCAGCAGAAGGGAATACCATTTCGAGGATCTTCCGACCTTCACTCTTCTTCTTGATCGAGACCTTACCAGTGACGACCTTGCTGATGTGCTTCTTCTCCTCCACCTTAGCGGCAGGTTTTTTCTTGGTATAGTTATTCATAGTTAATCTCCTTTTCAGAAAGTCAAAAGGAAAGAGCCCTTGTTTAAGGGGCTCTCGCCTTTAGATGTTTCTATCTTTGTCGGATAGAATGATGAATCAGGTTTCATCATCATCGTCTTCCACGACGTCCGCATCGATGACTTCGAGTTCCTCTTCCTCGTCAGGCTCGTCGATCTTATCCTTGATCTTGTGCCAGAGCTTGGACTTCTTGAACTTCTTCTTGATGAGCTTGCCGACGACAATAGTGCCGACAGCAATCCCACCACCAAGAAGCATAGCAGCTCCAGTGCTCATGCCACTTTCCTCAGGGATGTAATCTTCTTCTTCCTGAACGGGTACGAGGTCGATCGTAGTCTCCTCAGCAGGAGCTTCGATGGTTTCGACTTCCATGATGTTGTCCATGTTTTCGTTCATAATAGTTACCTCCAAAATATAGTGTGGATCTCTCCGTAATAGAATGTGTATTTTTCGCGTGTCAGTCAGGGGTATTATGTTCATCCTTATTTTCATTAACGAGAACGTCATATGTAGACAGGAACTGCTCCACTTGCTTTTTCATGAGATCTCGAATCCAAGGAAGGACCTCTTGCTTAGTATCTTCTGCTATTAACTCCAAACGATCAGAAGCATCCCTTGCAATAGTATCACGAATGTTATCCATAATATTACCTCCTAAATATAACAAGGAGAGGCGCCCAAATTATTCGAGCGTCTCTCCACATCGTATCCTTCAACCAAAATACGATGGCATCTCCTTGAAGCTCAGAACGACACACGGCTTGTCATCGTCAGTGAGTCCTGCAGTGAATTTCGGTTCGATCGGACCCTTCTCGACACGCCAACCAACAGCGTTACCCAGAGGAATACCATCAAGTCCGATCGTGTAATACACCTCGTTCAGACTGATCCAATCCTCATTGAACAGCTGATAGTTAGTATCCACGAGTACACGTCTGATCTCATGCGGATCACCGTAGAAGGGACGACCGCTACAATAGTCGAGCATCAGCTCATCGCCAGTACCACTCGAGACAATGCGATCAGAATTCTTCGTAGAGATCTTCTTCGCTTTGTCCTTCGAGACAGCTTCCTGGATCTCGTCGTCCTTATCCTTCCCGACCATCTCGATGACCTTGTTATGATAGTCACGAGAAGAAGACTCGAGCAGGGAATATGCAGCCATGAGTGCTGCGTGCTGACGGGACTGTTGTACAGTACCCACGATGATGCAAGTGGCAGAGACGCCAGTGAAGATTGCAGTACGAATATAGCACTTCCAGCTGGCCTTCACGATCTCAGTCTTGGTGAGCTCCTCGCCTTTCTCTTTCTTGGCGTTCTCGATGCACTCGATGGCCTTGGGTGTATCCTCGACGGCGGTGACAACAGCAGTGATCATACCAGCGATACCTGCGCCGATAAGGATCTTCGAGCTGTTCGTCTTTAACAGACGTGCTGCAGATTTGATGATGGGGTTCATATATGTTCTCCTTTCAGTTGACAGAAAGAAAAGAGTCCCAATTAAGGGACTCTCGTCTTATCATTTAAGTTTGTCGTTGATCTTCTCGTCGATCATCTTCTCCATCTGCTTCTCATTAGCAGTGTTCGTCATTAGAGTCGCAATGGCCCCAATAACAAGACCGCCAACAGCAAGCAGCTTTGTGAATACCTGATCTTTCATATGATCACCTCCATAATAGAACCTGTATTTCTCGCGTAAGAAAGAAAAGAGCCTACGAAATGTAAGCCCTTTTCAGAGTGGTTAGATCTCAATCTTAGTCTTTTCGATGTAGTCCTTATGACTGTTCCAACCATACGCAGTGCATGCTCCGCCAGTAATGCCAGCAGCAATAATAGCGATGATGTACCATACAGTAGTCCGTTTCATAATAGTTACCTCCAAATATATAGTAGTAGATCTCTCCATAATAGGATATGAAAATTTCGCGCGTTAGAATGGAAGGAAATCCGTGGAGGGTTCAGTATCGAACTTGATCATGTAGCACTCGAGTCCATCGTCGAGGATGACCTTCTCGTGTCTAATCTCAATCCAGGGAGTGGAATCGTCCCAGCCGAGCATGTCGCTGATAGGAGTAGGTTCGAGACCGAGAAGGTTGAAGAAGTCTGTAAGACTTGCACAACACTCTCGTGTGAGCAAGTGATTGAGTGCATTCTCAGCCTTCAGAACCTGATAGGCGGTTCGATTGAACATGTTATCATAGTGGTCGATGTAATAGAGAAGATTCTCTGCTCCAAAATCTTCGTCCGTAGAATTTCTGGAGATCGTAGCCATTACCTTAGCATCCGTATCAGCTTCGACGTGTCTACGGTACTCGTTGAACTTCTCGTTGAGTACGGTGTATGCAGACGCCAGTGCTGCGATCTGCTGTCTGGTAACTGCTACGTACGCTACCATCGAGGTAACTGTCAGACCCGCAAATATCAATGTGGGCGTAGTGAGTCGTACAACAGCCTTAGCTTCCTCGAGTTTTGTGGGCTGCTTTCCACGATAATCCTGATAGGCGATACGAGCCTCCTCGAGCTGCATATGTGCTTTTGGGAATGTCGTCCATGCGGACTTGAGCGTTAGTGCAAAACCTAGTACAGACGTACCTGCCAAAATATAAGGCAGCTTGGGTTTGAGCGAGCGTATCAAGGTGTTTACTGTCATAGTAATCTCCTTTCTAAAAAGAAAAGAGCCTGCCGAAGCAGACCCTTTTCAGGTTGGATATCACTTGTGAATGACTTTACTCATGTTACTCATGAGATTCTTCAACCAAGGACTGGAGACGACGTTCTCGAGCTCAAACTTAAGCCCTCGACGCTGCCAGATGTCGTACACGAACCATCCACCAATAGTGGTACCGATCGCAGTTGCAGTGTTGACAACTCGGTTGATAGTCCGATCACGTCGATCATTCGAGATCTTCTCGTCTTCCTGACGGATCTTAGCTTCTTCCTGTCTCAACTTGTGCAACTTGATCAGATCCTCCATGGCCTGGTCATAGTCGTCACCCGTACAGTCATCGAGACTCAGAATATGAGACTCGATCTGTTCGTCTAACAGTTCCGGAATTTTACTCATAGTAAATTCTCCTTTCATTTAGTATCCATAATAGACCATGTTATTTTTGCGGTCTATCATTCTTGACTCGTCGCACTAAGAGCAGCATGAATTGACCGTTTTTGTATTCACTAATATCTTTGTTTAGAGTTGTGTATACTGCCGGTTTTTCTAGATCAACATCCTCGACATAGAGGACGCCGTCAGTCTTGTGCTCACGGATACTATGGAGTACCGCGAATACACCTGCTGCACAGCCGCCAAATATAGCGATGATGACTAGGATTACTACGAACGTTGTGTGTAACATAATTACCTCCTAATGAATAATATAGAGCATAATGCCTGCTAGAAATATAATGAGCCAGAGTGGCCATAACTCGATGACGAGTCGTACGAGTACAAAGGCGCTACAGACGAACATCAGGCACAGGAAACATAGTAGGAATAGTAATCCCACTCAAATCACCTCCGTGAATATGTAGACAGCGATCATGATAAGATCAGGAATCCAGATGAGTGCTGAGAGAAGTATGAATGTACTATCTTCAACAGCGCCTCTTGACCAAGCAAACGCGAGGAGTGAAAATAAGACGATAGGAATAAAGAAACACATAAATATACCTCCTAAAAAGAAAAGAGCCTACGAAATGTAAGCTCTTAACTTGAGTTCATCTAAAATACATTTTCAGGAAATTATACATGTCCTGAACGTCCTTGTCACTCAAATCAGTAACAAGCCAATGGTTACCAGTCAGTAACGAGGATCTGTTTTGATCCTTGTATACGAGCTGGAACACCGGCTTCTTACCCATTGCGTGTTCAATTCTCAGTTCTACGTCTTTCATAATAATACCTCCAAATATATAGTGGATCTCTCCATAATAGAGGCTGTAGAATTCGCGTGAAAGAAAAGAGCCCTTGCGAGCTCTAATCTTGTTAATCCTTGTTAAGGATTTCTTCGTCAGATTTTCCTAACACAAAATGTTGGTAGCAATAGCTGTTCTTCATTCGTCTGTTCATGTCGAGGACATCTCTAAGACCTTTCACGTATCCGTGTGCGAATGCGAGCTTTCCGGTCAATAAAGCGACAGCAATAGCAACGATGAGTGTTAACATAATAGTACCTCCAAATATAGTAGTGGATCTTCTCCATAATAGAGGTTGTATTTTAAGCGTGAAAGAAAAGAGTCTACGAAATGTAGACTCTAATCTTGTTAGTGTTTCTTGTTGGATCTTCTTTTGATTAGGAATCTAATCAGTAGTACGATAAATACCACGCAGACAATCACATCACCGAAGATGATGATAAACTGTGTTCCACCTGCCATAACAGCAAATATAACCACTGCAACCAAAGCAACGGCGAGTAACAGTAATAGCGAGATGAGTATCATAATAATTACCTCCTAAATATAGTTCTCCATAATAGAATAGGAAATTCTCGCGTGAAAAAGAAAAGAAGAATACAAAGCTGTTTTTCATCTGTCAAGCCCATACGTCTATACTATAAATATAGTATTGATGGATTCCATGCTACTTAAATCTAGGTGCATTATTGATCATAACTTTGTACCTGCTAGAACAGTTTCTTCTCCATAATAGGATATGAATTTCTCGCGTAAAAGAGAAGAGTCCTAGAATTCTAGGACTCCTCCAATAAGGATTGAAGATGCTTAATTCTTCTGTCAAGCATATCGCGATCGTTCAACAGCTTGTTCAACAAGTCGTTCAATTGTTTACGATAGCCTCCATCTGTGTGGATTTCCAGTAATACCCGATACTTATGGTATTTAGGATTGTCATTAACGAACTCCCATAAATCTTGTTCGTTAACAATGTTTCCCGTTTTCCTAGATGTCTGGATAGACCGTAATCCATCAGATGGTTATATACCTCCATAAAATAGAAGGTATTTCTCGCGCTCAAAAATAATAGAAAAGGAAGAGTCCGTGTGGACTCCGCCTTTGGTTAGATGTCAAATACATCCATGCTATTCAATTCGTTGTAAGTATTGAACAGCTGCTCAGCCGTATGGTGATAGATATGTTTGCTACCAATATTGTGTGCGATAACACCGAACTCAGTTTCGATGTAGTAGTCATACATGTCGCAGTCCACAATCCAGCAGTTCGTATCTTCGTCGAAGTAAACGTCGCTAATAGCAATAGCTTCGTCTTCGTCGTTAATAAGAATCTGCCCGCTCATGTCCTCGATCATGTTGACGACGTAATCGTCATTGAGACCGTGCATAGCACAGATACCGATAACAGCGATAGCAATACCCATAATAGCAATAACAGTCTTTTTCATAATAGTTACCTCCAAAATATAGTAGTGTTGTAGTTGTTTCTCTCCATAATATACGTTGCAAATTTCGCGCTCGATAAAAAGAAAAGAGCCTGCAAAAAAAGCAAGCTCTAATCTTTTACCAGTGATAACCATCACCATTCAGTTTATCCTTAAATTTGTCGATGATGATATAAGTCGGAATACCAACAATAGCGCTGATACCAATAAATACCAAGATTTCAAACATAATAATACCTCCAAATTGTAGTGGTTTCTTCTCCATAATATAGCTTGTAAAATATGCGCTCAAAAAGAAAAGAGCCTGCCGAAGCAGACCCTTTTCGAAAGAGATCTTATTTAGTTAACTTCTTTAACGTTTTGATCAGCTCGTAGATGCGAGACGTGGTACTACAACCGAAGCTGTCGAAGATTCCAGTTTTCTTGGATTCCACGACGAACAAGTAGTTGAGTCCTTCGTCTTTACACTTCTTAGCGAGTTCCTTGATCGTAAGTTGAATTTCATTCATAATAGTTACCTCCTAAATATAGTGTGGATCTCTCCATAATAGTATATGAATAACTCGCGTAAAAAGAAAAGAGCCTGCAAATTGCAAGCTCTAATCTGAGTCAGACTAAACTAGTCGGTTTGATTCTGTTCCATACTTCCTTCTCACGATCGGACATGGGTTCCAGACCATAGCTTTCACGCTTCCTCATGTAGTAGTCCTTGATGCCTTTAATAGCATGCAAGATGTAAAGCTGAAAGGTCGGATCGTCCCAATTTCCATCAGGGAAACGTCTTTCCTGTGTAAAACCTTCCATCTTGTCGACTGCTCTCTTAAGCTCCTCGGCTAATGAGTGCATGTCAGCCACGATAGCCTTCAGTTCCATGAATTCCTTTTCGCAGTTGTAGTATTTCATAGTAATACCTCCTAAATATAGTTCTCCATAATAGAGGATGCTTAATTCGCGGACAAAAAAGAAAAGGGCCTGCAATAGCAGACCCAAGTCTTTTAGGAAAGTGCCTCCACGACTGCTTTATTCATGCAATCTCTGACCACGCTCATGAAAACGTCGAACTCATCGTCCGGCACATTGTCGTTTTCGAGCAGGTCCTCAACGGAATCATAACCGTAGTATTCAACCGTGACATTCATCACGACACCACCGATTAACTTCATCAGTTGAGTTCCCATGTCTTTCTCAGCAATGTACTTGTTAGTGAGTTCTCTAACTTTCTCCTTGTTGATCATAATGATACCTCCAAAATATAGTAATGTGGATCTCTCCATAATACACACTGTATTTTTCGCGTGTTTTCATTTTGTTTTCAGAAAATCTCACCCGGGGAATTTTTGGATTTGAAAAAGAAAAGAGCCTGCGAATTGCAAGCTCCTCTTTTTTAGATGACATTTACTGCTTTATAAGAAACCTCGTTCATATCAGTCAGACTATATTTGGCATTGAGCTTACCTTCTATGGGTTCGACCCAGATACGATCATCGCAAATATAAGTTACTTTGCATCGTGTTCCGATATCCAATCGACACAATCTATTTAGGATTACCTCGTGACCAACTTTCAACTGTTTGAATTGTTTCTTTGTCATAAATATCACTCCTTTCATAAAAGTAATTGAATAATTCGCGTAAAAAAAAGAGCCTGCGAAAAGCAAGCTCTAATCTTGGGTTTATCCCTTTACTACGTTTCTTATGATACTTTTGACCATTGTCAGATTATCTGCTTCGCTTCGGCCTCCTGCGTTACCCTTAATTTTTCCGTCCACAATCATTGTAACGATATGCGGTACGTTGTTTTCGTTTAAGCAACGACAGAAGTCCTTATAAGCCTTCAGTACCTTCTGATCCTTCGTAGTCATCATAGTAATACCTCCAAAAATATAGTAGTGGATCTTCTCCATAATAGAGGCTGCAGAAATCGCGTAAAAAGAAAAGACTTTGAAAATATCAATGAGAGGGTACCAGCCGTGTAAGCCAGTACCCTCTCGTGGAGACGTTAACCTACGTCGTTTTTCTTGTACGAACTCGTACTAATGCCCAGGATCACGCCCAAAAACGTGTCAATTGCAGTGATGGTACCCACGATCTGCTCGCCATAGGGGAAACCCCAAATGCTGGCCAAAGCAAAATATAAAGTACCCAGAGCAGGTAACAGCAGAGTCGCGATCCACTTGAGAATATCATACGTTGTGTTCGACAGCTTCATGACCTAACGCCTCCTTTGCTAAGATATGCGTACTAAACATAGGTAGCGCAGCAATAGAATCCATCATATGTTTTCCAGTACCATTACCACCCAATTTGCTGTACGGTACATATAGATAGTCGTAAAGGTCTTCGTATTCAGACTGCAGAATATATCCACGAGCCAGATACTCCATACCTAAACTGATAATTCGGTCGTGTGCAAGACCTTTTAACATCTCGGATTTAACGTCTTTCCGATCAGCTTTTCGCTGAAGAAATGTCCAAAAACCAGAAGATGCTAATACCGCACCAACAATCGTAATGATAGATTGTAGCCAGGGTGGCATGTGCGATTCCTCCTTATGCTAGTAGTCGATCCAGCTCTTGAGGAACAAACATGATGTCGTCGGCAACCTGGAAAATCTCTTGTCCGTAATCGGCTATGAAGTTGCAAATCCATTCCTCGGCTTCTGACCAAAGTTCTGGTCTGACCGCTTCACGGATTTCACTGATTAAGCCATAACTGAAGAGAACACAGTGACCCAATTCGTGAAGAAACACGACCTCTTGTGTTTGCGGATCGAGTGATCGAGAGAGATATACCGTTTGCGATATAGGATCAGTCGTCGCTAAACGAGGCTCGCCGAATGGATCGGTAAGTATTCTGCTTCCAGGATTTACGAACTTGACTCTCCAGAGGACGCCATTCATCATGAAGCAATTTCTCGCGTTCATATCAGTTCATGCTGTTCATCAGAGCGTTGATATCAGACTTCATGCGTTCCTTCATCTCAGGCTCTGCATGACGCCAAATATCCTTGATGGAGGAGATGGCTTCGAGCATGTGCTTGGTAGCGTGCATCTCCATCTCGTCCTTATCCTTCTACTCATGCGTAGCCGTATAGTGTCGTCTGGCGTCGGTATACTCATCGTATGCGGTGCGAGGGGTCCGGTGCTTATCCCATTTGCCCTCTTCCTGCATGTAGATGTCGTTGTAACTCCAGTCAGGCTCGTAGTAGCGCTTACCACCACGATTCATACCGGCTTTGATCATGGACTTGGGAGTTCTTGCAGGGTTGTAATACCTGCGCTGGTCGTACGTCTCAGTGTCATCTTCGTCCACCAGGAGCTTGTAGTAGCAGGACTTCCAGCAATATGCCTCAGCCTGATACAGATCCTTGATGATGTCGATGACTTCGCCCATTTCCTTGGTGTCGATCGCTTCCTTACCCTTACCGAGCTCCTCTTTGGTCCACTCGATGAAGCGATCCTTCATGTCACAGATTGCGTTCAGATGATCCATGTGATTGCTCATATTAGACACCTCCAATTAAGACAAGCGTCTAACAGAGAACTTCATGTTAGCGCTGATAGTGACAGGTTCCGTACCAGAGTTGACCACGGTCACTCGATCGAAGTCACCACAGGTGTTCTGAACGAAGGTAGACGTCGCGACATTGCTGAACGCGTTGGCGGTGGCGGGCGTGGAGACCATTACCGTCTCCGGCAGAGTGATTCCTCCCAGTGCGATACCCAGCTGAATCGGGGTCGCTGCAGTGGAACCAGTGATGTTACCAGAGAATGCAACCTCGTAGATGCCATTGGCACGTAGCTTGATGGAAGGGGTGTTTCGTCTGTAGCATTCGCCACAGCCAGTATGGAGAACGACGGTGTTGAAGGCAACAGACTGGCCAGGCTGGACAACCTGAGCGACAGAGTTAGTCAGTTCAATCATTGAAAATACCTTCCTTCTGTGTAGTGTTGAACTCCATTTTGAATTATTCGGCGTAAACCACAGAGGCCATTTCGGCGATACAATCGTCCACGAAGTCAGCTCGATCGGTAATGGCGGTGATTTGCGCCTTCAAAGTTTTGTTTTCAGACCGAAGCTTCTCATTTTCTTCGGTGAGTTCGGTTATGGTACGACGTCTCGGAATCTCATCGCTTGGAAGATAAATCTTACCAGTATCGATAGACTTATACGCACGCCCAGTACCATATTCCACCTCGACGTAACCGTCAATAGGAGGAAGTGTTACGTTATGAATCGCCATTGCGACCTCCTTTTATGTGATACCTCAAACGAGGGAGGGCCTCGGCGATGTCGTCAAGACCCTCCCTACTCATGTCAGATTAGCCGTAATTACAGCAATTGCTGTTGGACCCGCAGCAGCCACCATACTGACTGGCAGCCCAGGGGTTCTGGACCTGGTAAGACGGAACGGGGCAGGGTCTCAGAGTGTTGATGAGGTACTGATTCTGATTGGCCTGAGACTGAGCCAGGTTCAGGGAGTTGATCAGGACAGCCTGCTCCTGAATCTTGGCGTCCTTGGCCTGCATCTGAATCGCAACCTGCTCGTCATGCAGCTGCCGATAGTTGGCATTGTCATTCTGCATGATCTGCTGGGCTGCCTGATTGATCGCAGTGGTAATCGCACAGGTGTCGGTTGCCATCGCGTACTTGATGTCAGCCTGACCCTGACGGTTCTCACAGCAGCAGTCAGCCAGCTGACGAGAGATCGCGTTGGTATCCTGCATTTGAGCAATGCCCATCTGCGTGATACTGTTCTGGATAGAGAAACAGACTGACCCTGCCGTCCATAGGGATCTCGCTGGGCGTAATGTCTGCTGGATTATTCACCACGCGACAGGGAACCGTACGCGGCTGAGGGATCAGCGGCGCGTTGTAGAACTGAGGCTGAGGAGGCGGAGTAGGATTGGGCTGTGGGTTGGTCCACTGCTGCTGTTGCGGATTAGCCCAAGCAGGCGGATTGTATCCCGGATTCTGTTGCCGGGGATCATACGGATAAGCCATAACTATAATCTCCTTTCAATTTATCGCATCTCGTATTTATGCTGCGGGAAGGTCAGCAGTGCCGCCGAATTCGGAGGGCACCAGCTCGGGCAGACCGGAGTCGATCAGGACCTCGGCGACACCCTTCTTCAGAGCCTTAGGCACCTTGTCGAAGGTAGTCTTACCCAGGATCACGCGCTGAGCGAAGAACATAGCCATCATCATATCACCTCCCTTCGAGAGTTTAACTAGCAGCAGTATGACAAAGCGCGCAAAGTGCTGAGTCAACGTGAGAGAGGAGGTTTTCGCTTCGTCTCTGTTGAATTCTGATACGTCTTTTCCTGAATAAGGATAAGCGTATATGTGGGGAGTACGTTTCACTATGAGATAACCTCCTTCATTGTTCATTATTCATTACTAATTTTGACAAATGCATGTGCATCAGCTAACGATATTTTTGGTAATCTATATCCAAATATGTATTTGTCATAAATTTTAACATATTTATCTTTATAAATAGTAATAGCTTTTTCTGAATATTTATCAGAACCAAAAAATATATGATTTAATGTATTGCTAATTTCAGTAGAACTGTCATCAGAAGACATAACTAGTTTAGGATTAGTAACATCTTTTTCAGAAAGACTAGATAATATATATAAACCCATATAAGGAATATTAGCTGGTCTATTAGAACCTCTACTAATTGCTAATGCTATATATTTATTGTTATGTTTAATCATTGCTGTATAAGATGGAATAGAATCACCATGTGATACAATATTTGGGTTACTACCCCCATCTACGGCATACATTCCAGTTAAAGTGCAAGCGTATACATTGCCATCTATATATACTAAATCGATAGGAACACCAACACGGGAACCCTCGCCAACATTAGATATAGTATTCTCTAAGATATGTTCGCCATCATAAGTTCCATTTTTTAATAACGAAACGCTTATTGATTCATAATATATAGAACTATTATTTGAACTTCCATAACTATGGACTATAATTAAAGAATCTTTACTTGGATTATACTTAAAACGAAATTCTCCAGAAGTTCTGCCATGTGTCATAACGTTTGACATATAACTAAAACTGTTGTTAATTAGTTTAATATATAATACAGATAATTGAGTATTACTTTGACCATTTCCACACAATAACATTTCTTCATCATTTAGAGATATTATTGTATTGATGTGTGTGATCATAGATCCATACTCTGAATAATTATTTCGTTTTGGATGAAATAACCATATTTCGTCATCGTCACGATAGCCATGAGCAGCAAATACTCCACTGATAGAACAAGATCTATAAAAAGATAACGATGCAGTATAACCGTACTGACCTTTCTGAATAGTTCTATATACTCTGAATACTGAATCTCCAGATTCTTTTTTGTAATATACTATGGTATATGCTTGTGTTTCATTTGACTGATGATTAGAGGTAGTATATGTGCCGAAAGCATCTATATAATAATACGTACTTGTCGACGTATCATACCAGACGCGTTCTGGATTTGAAATTTTGGTATAACGATCAGTATATACAACAAAGTTATTAGTGTTCCAGGGAATATATGAAATTTCTTCACAATCTAAAGGAAACGGATAATCTATTACATCTCCATAATACGATAAAAAAGCTGCATTATCTAATTTATAAGTCTTATAATAAGTTGGATATTTTTCAGGAGAAATCAGACTTCCATCACAAATAGCATATAATGGCGAAATCGTATTCTCCGCCGAAAAAAGAATAGATCCTATATGATCATGATCATTTATAGTATTAACTAATAATGCACTATCAACCCACTTATCAGCTGTACCAGCCTCAATGTCAGCCGAAGTAGCCTTATCAGCCTTTTTCACGCAGTGGTCGATCTGATTCTGCAGGTTAAGCGCCACGTCACCGTCCAGAGTTCCTTTGACGGTCTCGAACCAGACCTGGAAGTCATTCTCCCACTTCTTGAACAGATCCGTAATGTCGGTCGTCTGTAGAATCGCAGTGACATAGGGAGTCTCAGTCTTGCCTACCACGATCTCAATCATGCTGTTGGTGATTGCAGTAGTATTTTTCGCTACGGTCACATAAGCCAGCGCATGCTGATGAATCGTAGCAGTATTTGTCAGTGTAGGTTTAGCGGGCGTAGAGGCAGGAGTGCCCTTAACAACCTTAATGGTATTCGCCCGAGTCGCTACCTCGGAGTTAACCTCAAGCACGACAGCGTCAATGCGGGTCAGGAGCACGTCAGCCGCATCAATACTGAGCGGATACTCAGCATCATTCAGCGTCCAGGTACTGTCAAACCACGCACGACCACTCTTCACAATAACCTGCATACCTGTGCCTGCTACCGTGTGGAACTGGTTACCCACACTCATGAAGACACCTTCGTTGATGATGCCGTCGAAAATAGCAGACATCTGCTGGGCATTGTAAAGCCTATCGTGATTCAAGGAGTCATAAAAGCCGTACGTAACAGCCATGTTAGTTCTCCTCCATTGTTATGAAAGTCGGGGTCATAGTATAGCCGTTCGTATCCCAGCTACGCATAACCTCGCTGACTCGGACTTTTCTACTAAAGCCGAGTGCATCTTCTACTTGGACAATGTCGCCAAGCTCGAAATGCTCACCGTGAACAAACTGTCTGGTGGCATCTATTTCAGCCTCGAAAGCCTCGTCAATCGAAGCCTCTGCAAGAGATTCCAGGCCTTTCTGGTTTAATATCGCATTGATCTGACTGATCTGGCTATTGCTCAGCTTTCCTTCATCATCCACCTTAGTCACATCACTGTCGACTGAAGCAGTCGTATAAGTCTCACGTCTACTCAGACCACTCACAGCGCCTCGCTCAGCGATACCCATGAACTGAGGGTAGCCGTCAACCTCAGGACCCTCCACTCGAGCAACCGTCTTGTAGTTCTCAAGCGTGTAGGTGTACTTCGAGCCGATGAGATTGTCGTAAGCCTGACTGAAGACCACGTAGGGTCGCTCTGTCTGATCGTACGAGTGATTCACGCCAGGGTACAGCTCGAACTGGAAACCACCAGAACCACTAGGATACACTCGCCAGCCGACGTCTTTCTCAGTGCAGAGCTCCACAATAGCCTCGTAGAGTCCCTCACCGAGGTATTCGGTATCGAGCGTCATCGCAGTGATCTTGCTGTCGGTACTAGCCTTGAATGTGAAGCCAGGAATTGCTCGAGCACTCACAGAGGGTGAGATAACGTTGTCGTCGAGCAGTTTCTTAACTCCATTTTGAAATGTGCCAAGGAGTGTCACACGATCCCAGATCACACGACGATCGAGGACACTACCGAGTGTACGACCTGTGACGATAAGCTTGTCACCATCTTCGATATCGCTCTCGGTTTCCAGGTTCTCAATGATCATGTAGTTGGGGCTATCGACAATTGAGAGATAGTTACCAACCTGCAGCTGCTTAATACCACGTGCGTCGATCGGTAAATATAGCTCAAAGTCACCAGCTTCCAAATAGCGCTCAGTCCAGATGAACGACTCGTACGTATCAATCACAGCGATCGTCGTATAGCTTCCGTCGAGCACATAAATGAGCGTGTTGTCCGACGGCTGCAGAACCTTGCTAGTGGGGGTATAAGCGCCCATACAGATCACACTCCTTCATGTGCTACATTGTAAATGAAAGTCACTACGACCTTCTCATCATTGGTTCCATCGTCAGCTGCATAAGCGAAAATGTTGTCGCCAGGTGTCAGCTGAAACCAGGTTGCTTTCTTATCGAGTGCAGAAATAATGTTCGTCGAGAGACCAGCTCGGATGAGGTTTACATACTTATTGCCTTTTACAGTGTTGATCTCGATCACATCATTCTTCTTGAACACGGAGCCAAGACTGCTTGGCATCTTATTACCATACAGTTTCATGGCATTTCGTGTAAAGACATCGTACATCGCAAAGGTGCTTACGTCAGTCAGCATCTTGATGCGGATGTTAATACCAGTATCGCCATCACCAGGATAGACGATAAGCGATCTGGTATCAGTCCGGAGCTCACTCATGATCAGCTTATTCTCTGTGACAGATTCATTGCTGAAAGCAAACTCGAACAACGGTATGGAATCCGAAAAGTTCTTCTGCGTCGGCTCGATGTCGTAAAAATACGGATCGGGGCAGACGATGCTGATCTTCGTGGATTCCTCGTCGCTGAAGATGTCAGGTTCATTAGACTCGACATAGCCCTCGATCTTAACCTTGTTATTGTCTGTGACGACCACCACACTCACAGGTCGCTTCGTCGGAAAATAGCGATAAGCCTTTAGACGATTCAGTTCGACCGATGGTCTGTCCATCATACCAAGTTCAATCGTAAGGTTACGAGTCTCCAGTCTGCTACCAACATACAGAGCGCCATCGATGGTAGCGACGTCCTGTGTGTTGATGCTGGCTGACGGGGGCCCGAGCCCGTCTATACTCTTAATATAGAGTCCAGAGAGCTCGGGCCGAAACAGGTCAAGCGTCAATTCCTCTCCCTTAGGATTGGTTACAATTAACGATTGAATCATTTAGTTACCAGTCCTTTCTTAACCATTAGATTTCTTGTAGATGCTACTGACTATCTGAGGAGCCTGTTTAGCAATCTGCGAGTAAAGGTTCTTGGTCTGACGATAGATCGTCGAGCGATCCAGCGCCTTGGGAGAGTAATTGTTCTGAGTGACTTGATACACATTCCCACCAGGTGTAGCCTTCATGGAATTCGACTGGGTGGTGTTGTTGGAAGATGTGACCGCGCGCTGGGTTCTAGAGGCTACGTTGTAGCTTCTACCACCGCCGTTGAAGGTACTGTTGATGATCTGTGCTTTCTTCTCAACGTCACTCATATCGACAACGGGTCTGATGACAGGCTCGTAGTCAGTCAGTTCGTCAGTCTTGTCGGCGATTTCGCCAACAGCCTGAATAAATTTATGGATCGTCTCTTCGGCAGCATCCTTGATGTCTTCAGCAGACAGGACGAGGAGCTTCTTGATCGTCTCGATCACTCTGCCCTGTCTAGACTCAATACCAGCCGCCATAGCATCCGCATAAGCCGCACCAACCTTCTTACCGTCAGTGGTAGTCGTTGCAGCAGTAGCCGCGACAACGTTCGTAGTATTCTTGGTAGCGGCTGCAGCAGTCTGAGCAGATCCATTTTGAATTGCTGCGGCATTTGCAGCGACGTATGCATTACCAGCGACCGTACCAGCAGCTTTAGCAGTGCCAGTAAACTCAGCGTAGGTACCCTTTGCATTAGCAAGAGCGGCGTTAACCTTTTGCTGAGCTTCAGAAAGACTGCTATTAGCATTTTGCTCGATGAAGCCCATGTTCTTGTCGTAACCGAACTTCTCGAAGGCGTAATCCCACAACTCTTCCATGGTGTAGCCCAGGCTGAGCATCGTCTTGATGCTTTCCTGGTTCATAAACTCTTGAGCCTTAATGTAGGCTTCTCTCTGAGTCTCGACAGTCTTCTTCTGTGTAGTAGACTGGGCTTTCACGATCTCATTAGCAAGCTCGTAAAGTTCTGTGGTCTCTTGGAGGTACTTGTTATAAGCCTCCTGAGCTTCCTCAGTATCTTTACCAAGCTCCTTTACGATGGTCTCGTACTCACCCTGTGCGAGGAGCACCTTGGAAGCCTGCGTCTGGAGTTTCTTCTCATTGAGCTCGATCGCCTTAGCGGTCTTCTCGTCCTCAGTAGCTTCAGGATTCATGGCCTCCCAAAGCTTTTTCTCCAGATCCCAACTGGTCTCATCAAGCTCGAACTTGTCGATCTCAGTCTTGAAGGCATTGACGATGTTCTGCGCTTTCTTCTCTGCAGCTTCTTCAGCGGAGGTATTCTTCTCGATACCCTCTGCGATACCGTCGACAATATAGCGACCAACCTCGTCTCGAGTAACCTTCGAGGGAGAATGAATCTCGAGCTTATTCTGGAATGCCTCAACAATGCTTTGAGCGGTCTTCATGGACTGTTTTTCTGCTTTAGGCGTGTTGAGACGGATACCGTTGTTAAGACCTGCTACGATGTACTCGCCGATCTTCATAAACACTTTAGAAGGAGAATTTATATCGAGATCCACTTTAACAGCAGCAGTAACAGCGGCAGACATAGCTTTTGCAGCAGCCACAGCAGAGGCGGTGCCGGCCTTGATACCAGCAGCCATACCCTCAGCAGCGTACTGACCAGCAGACTGGAAACCAGCACGAGCGCCACGGACAGCGGTAATACAAGCCTGGAGTGCGCTGTTGAATGCTGTCTCGATACCCTGCTTACCAGAGTCGATACCAGTCTTCACTGCCTTAGCAAGCTCAGAACCAGCCGAGTTCATCTCGGAAGCATGGGACTTGATCTTCGAGGGAATATCCTTGACGAGGTTACCACCAGCCTCAGCGACACCAGCTGCGTTATTCGTCAGACTCGACTTGATCTGATTGACGAAGTTCGCAACCGCTGCAGAAGCCTGAGAACCGGCATTTTGAAATCCCTGAACAAACTTCTGAATCGAGTTCGTAGCAAGCTGACCGAGCTGATTACTGAACGTCTGGAAACCGGAGAAATCGGTAGAGGCTAACTGACCAGCCAAGTCGGAAAGCTTGTGGATCTGCTGAATTGCTGTGTCGACCGAAGACCAGTCGATACCACTGAAGCTCGTGGTCATGCTCTTCATCTGCGTACCAAGCTGACCAAGGTTCGTAGCGAACTGACCAAGAGAGGTACTCATAGCACCGCCTTCGGAAGCACCACCAAGAGCTGTCTGCAGCTCAGAGATCTTCTTCATCGAGGCGATGGCCTGGTCGATGGCAGTTACATCGAAGTTCTCGCCGAGAGAGACAGAGAATCTGCCCATAGCTCTGCCGAGTGCTTCGATCTTGGATGCAAACTTGGAGAGGTCGACCGTCTCGCCGCCACTGTCAGCGGTTTTGTTCTGGTTAAGAACGGTCTGGAGCTCGCCGATCTTACTCATAGCAGCGATGGCTTGCTCGATACCAGCGGCATTGAAATCGGTGCCAATAGCGGTGTTAAACGAGCCCATGGCCTGACCAAGAGCAGTAACACGTTCGGCAAAATATGTCATGCTGACCGGGGAAAGACCCTGATCAAGTGTCTTTTGGTTTTCGACGTTCAATGCCGTCTGAAGTTCAGCGAGCTTCTTAGCGGCATTGATGACGTTATCGAGCATACCAGAATCAATGATCTGACCAGTACCGCCCATACCAGTGAACTGGATAGCACCGAATGCTTGTAGAGCTGGCATGAAGCTCTCTGCAAAACCCTGCATCTTTTCAGCAAAGACCGCAGGATCAGTCGTGGTGCCACTACTCATTTCTTTGAGCCATGTATCCATCGGTTCCATGGCCTTCTGAATACCCGATAGCTTTGTAACCGCTTCAACGATTTGGTCGATGAAACTCGTATCCAGCGTTTTCGGGATCATCTTCTTATCGCCACCACCGAGAATACCAAGTGACTCGAAGGCGGGCATGATAGCGTCAGCGAAATCTTCGATTTGCTTAGCGAAACCTTCAAGGGAATTGTCGCCACCGAAGAGCTTCTCAAGTGCAGTTTTGGCTTCTGGGATGCTTGTAGCGAGCGTAGTGAACTGAGAAGTAATACTGATAATGTTTTCGACAAGAGATGTATCGATCTCAGTGGCTGTGAAGTCTTCGCTACCATCATTGATGGCACCGAACTCTTTGAGGGCATCCATCATGCTCTTGGAGAAATCTTTCAGGTTTTTACCGAATGTTCCGAGATCTGAAAAACCCGTAAACAACGATACAAAACCGCCAATGGGATCGATTTGAGAGCTAAGCGAAGCAAACTTAGTAGTGATGTTTACAAGCTTATCGACATTACTGGCATCAGTATCATCAAGCGAGGCATCGCTAAGAGTGTCCAAAGCTGAACTTAAGCCAGTAACGAAAGGTGTAAGTGTTGCGCCGAATGTTGCCAAATCATTTGTACCCATAAGTGCATCAACAAGACCGCCCATAGGATCAATGTTTGGTGTCAGAGCAGAAAGCTTACTCGTTACGTCACAAACCTTCTGAATATTCTCCGTATCTGTTTCGCTGATAGGCGACATTCTAAAGGCATGAATGGCCTGGCCAAGACTCGTAGCAAACGAGGATACCTGATAACCAAATGTACCAAGATTCGATGTGCCCATAATAGCTTCGACTAGACCACCCATCGGTTCGATAGAGGATTGAAGCTCTGCAAGTTTGCTAGAGACGTTTGCGACCTGAGTAATATTAGCTACATCGGTTTCTGTGATCGTAGTTTCTCTGAATGCTGTAACGGCCTCATTGATACCTTCCGCAAAAGGTTTAAGCTGAGATGCGAATACACCTAAGTCTTTTGTACCAGTAAAGCCTTGAATGAAGCCGCCCTGAAGAGAAAGGTTACCCATAAGACTTGCGATAGCGGAAGTGATCGCCGTCATACGATTCATAGCGCTAACATCGATATCAGCGGTCGCATTGATCATATCAGCAACACCCTTACCGAATTTAGCAAGGTCTTTTCCGATATTTTCCATCGACATATCGCCAAGATTGAATTTCTTACCAAGTCCTCGGAAGAAATCCATCTTATACATATTACCGATCTGTTCCACGATCTGAGTCATGTTACTTAAATCGGAATTTTGAATTTTGTCGTTAATATCGAGGAAAGGTTGGATGTTCTTGGCAAATTCAGCCATAGCGGTACCGACTTCGGGGAGATGGGAAGAATATTCTTCTCGTGCTCCACCAGCGATACCGCCAAAGAATTTACCGATAGCACTACCAACTTTACCAAGAACATCAGCGCCCTTTTCAATCTTTGCAACAATATCGACTCCGATACTATCGAATGCATCAGCAATAGCACCCATCGCAGCGGTAAGCGCAGTAAATATACCAACGATGCCAGCAACAGCAACTTCACCTAGCATGACATTACCGAAACCTATGAGCTTAGTAAGAGCGCCCATCGCAGCTGATAGACCAGTTAATGCTGCTATCATACCGGTCAAGAACGCAATCGATTTCATGGTTTGATTAGACAAACCCTGAATATTCATGCTACTCAACCAAGCGACTAAAGCACTTATACCAGCAAGTATACCACCGGCACCAGCCATCGCTAGAAGGTTCTTACCGACGTCTGCTACACTGTTAAACTTAATATGACCAAGCACTAACATCATAGCACTTAGTCCAAGACAAAGTTGGAGAATGGCTTGTGTTGCAGGGAGTGCCGTTTGAGCATCGATTGCTTTTAGCATTGCTACCATTGCACCAATAGCCGCAAGACAAGCAATCATACCTACGAAAGCCGATGGTTTAACCTTCATCTTACCGAGAACGCCCATCATGATAGTGAACATACCCATGAGGCTTTCCACAATAATGGCCGATCTCGTTACGGCTGACTCATCGATCATTGCCAGTGCAGCAAGAGCTGCGACTAGTATGGTAATTGAAGTAACCAACGCGATAATGGTCGCCTTAGCGCCTGTAGCTTTTCCAGAAACTGCAAGTAGTGCTGTGAACATAACACCAATCGCTAAGATGGCTTTCGTAGCAGTCTCAACACCAGAAGGATCAAGTTCACCCAAGACAGCGATAGCACCAGCAAGCAAAGTAATGGAACCTGCCATAGCGACAATTGCAATACCGCCCTGGATAGAATGTTTACCAGAAAATGCGGTAGACGCCATCATGACCGACATAAGTCCCATAAGCTTGTACATCGTGCTGGAAGCTCGTTCCAGATCACCAGGGGAAATATCTGCAATTGTCTTCATTGCCTGTGAAACAAGGATCAAGCTACCCGCCATTGCAGCGACACCAATGCCACCTCGAAGAGCATTTTTGCCAGCAAGTCTAGTTGCAAGCATAAGAACGCCCATTTGAGCAGCAATCGCAAGCAGGGCAGGGAAAGCACCAACAATAGTGTCGAGTGGCATAGCAGCCAAGTCAGCCATGGTGCCCATCATCATCTTGAGCGCGATGATAGCAGCGATAGCTCCAACACCAGAACTGATAGTAATGCCTTTCATGCTACCCATGACGACTCGCATAGCGATCATGACGCCAGAGAGACCAATCATACTGGTAACGATTTTGTCGGAGTCCATTTCGCCAACAGATTGCATCGCGCTTGCCAGCATTTTGATTGCGAAAGCGAAAGCCAGCATAGAGCCGATCGACTTAATCGCTCCAGCCCATGTGGTAGCAGCACCGCCGACTGTCATGAGCTTAGCCATGCCAGTGAAGGTCACCATGATAATCTCAAGTGCAGCAACTGCATTACCGAAACCATCAGTATCGGAGACACTTGCGATTGTTTTCAACGCATGAGCGACAAGTGCTAAGCCAGCGCCAAGACCAATCAAAGCAGCAGCCATAGCAGCAAGACCAGCAGCACCCGCAGTTCCAGTCGCACCTGTACCGATACCCATCTTACTAAGAGCGAAGGAAAGTCCTGCCAAGATACCAGTTAAGATGCCCATCGCAGCAAGAGCTTGTTTCAGTCTATCAGTAGGAATGGCAGCCAGTGCAACAAGCGAGGCAGCAAGCATAGTAAGCGACTTAGCAAGCGTGTAGACATAGTCAGCATTAACGTTCTTAGTCATGGCGTTAATGTAACCACTAACTGCTGCAGGAACCTTAGCTAAACTAGCGACCAGAGTATCAAAAGACTCAAGCGGACCTTTTAACTTCTCAAGTAATTTACCAAATTGGGTAATATAGTAAATCGACGAGGCGCCTAAACCAACGGCTAGAATCTCACCAACGTCGATGTTTGGTCGAATGTTAAGTTGTAATTTCTCAGAGAATCCGTGTAATACATCGTAGATCTTACCAAGACCTGTACCAATATTACTAGCAGCGGTTGAAAGTCTGCTAGGAGCTTGTTTCACATTGGTACGGACACCACCGATAATACCGTTGATGTCGAGAATTTCTCCTGCGACATTCTCTTTGAAGTCTTTGAGAATTGTAACAATATCGCTCAAATGGAAACCATCAGAGAAATCCATGGCTTTGATTCGCTCATAGAATCCTTCGAGGAGTTTCCATGTATCACCGAAGAGCATCTTAAGCACTTCGATTTTCTCGTTGATAAACTCGGTTGCTTTCGCTACGAGCTTTTGAACAATTTCGAGATTGCTAAACCATTGCCAAAGCTGTTGAGCTTTCTCGATTACAAAAGTGAATGCATTACGAAGAGCGTTAGTGACTACAGTAACACCATTCGCAGAGGTAATAAATTCGGTAAATCTAGAAATTAGATCTCCAATAAATCCTGTGTATTTAAGAATATCGATGTGAGCAGAACTAAAGAGCTTCCCCAAAACAGAAAATGCACCTTTAAGAACGCCAGTTACAACAGTAGCTACGAGTTTGAGAATGGAAAATAACCCTTTGAAGGTCTTCTTTAGATTCTCAGCAGATTGGTCAGATAACTTAATTGCTTCAGAGAAAGAATAGAATCCTTCAAGGATTTTATAAATGATACCAGCAGTATCGATGTCGAAGACTTCGTCCCATGCATCTCGAAGTGCGCCAAGAGCCTTAGCGACTGCTTCAATAATGTTGGTAAGACCTCCCCAGAGAAGTTCTCGACCCGACATAGGACGAGACATTTTCTGGATTAGAGTGTTCAGATCAGATCCGGTAGCATCGGCCTGAGCGGATAACTCTTTCAGTGTCGCAATTTGCTCATCAGTGAAACCAAGGGCCTTTGCTTGCGTTTCGGACAAATCAGCGAGTGTCAATCGATGACCATCAACAGTCTTGTTAACCAACTCCTGCACTTTAGCGTAATCGTAACCAGCTTTTGCAAGCAACTGATATCGCTCAGGTGCAGTGGACCATTTACCGCTCCAGACCTCATCGACAACCTTCTGGAAGGTTTGTAACTTCTTAGTCATATCTTCAGTAGACTCAGTTACTCGAGATCCACTTTCGATATAGCTGCTGATCGTCTCTTTGATAATATCAGCACTAGCCCAACCAGACTTAAGTGACTCAGTGAAGCCACCGGCATCTTTGATCATCTGATCAGTGACGACTCCATGTTTCTTACCGACTTCGATCATTTTCTTCTGGAAATCATCCATTTTGATTCCAGCGTCCTCTACGATCGAGCCGATCTGTTTCCAAGCATCTTCGCCGCCACCCATAGCATCTCGAAGGATAGCATTACGACGATCGGCAGCTTTCTGTACGAAACCAGTAAGCATCTCGCCAAGTTTGGAAAGAGTCTCCTTGGCTTGCTCGAAGTCACCAATAATGATTTCCCAAGATTCAGTCCAACCAGACTGAGCAGACTCCTTCAGAGTATCCCACAGCTGAGTGAAAGTCTTAATCTTAGTTGCAGCATCTTCCATGGTGCGAGCTTGCTCGATGACTTTAGCAGACATCTCTTTGGTATACTTACCAGATGCTTCCATCTGCTTGCAGTATTGCTCAGCACCTTCAACAGTGAATTTCTTCAATGTCGTATTAAGGACATCTGCACTAATCCAGCCTTCTTTCAAAGATTCTCTGAAAGAACCAGACTTCTTGATCATCGCATCGACCTGGATACCCATTTCACGAGCAGTCTGTTTAAGACCTTCCTGGAAGATCTCGCCACCCATACCAGCGTTAACAACCGAGTTCCAGTCCTGCAACTTAACAGTGCCTGCAGCAAGGGCCTGCGAAAGCTGATACATTGCTGTAGACGCTTGCGTACTGTTGGAACCGGCAGTAGCAGCCAGGTTAGAAATACCCTGAATTGCAGTAGCAGCGGTATTCAAGTCGACACCAGCTGCAGTAAAGGTACCAATATTCCGAGTCATCTCGGTAAAGTTATAAATAGTCTTATCAGCGTAATGGTTCAGCTCATCCAGAACGGCGTTAACGTCAGCGATGGTCTTACCCTTCGAGGAGACGTTTGCCATGATGGTCTGAACGGCGTTCATCTTGGTCTCGTATTCCTGGAAACCAGAAATAACAGGATCAAGTGTCAAAGCGCTTACAAGATTCTTACCTGCCGTAAGCGCACTGTTTGTGATTCGAGACAGGGCAGTAGCTGCTACAACTTGAAGAGCAGAAAAGCTAACCTTTACCTTATCGACAGAGCCAGCTAACTGGTTCATATCGACTTTCTTAGTTGCAGCAGCTACGTTTTCAAGACCCTTGGACTGGTCATTGAATTTAAGAGCCGATTTCAATCGCTCAATCGTCGACATGGACTGCTTAACATTTGATTCAAACTGTCCGTTTTCAAATCGCATTTCTACGACTCGTTCATCGATCTGTTTACCCAACGCCAGTCACCTCCTTCCACAATTCGTCACACATTTGCTCAAACACTGGCTGTAGAGCAGGGTTAATATAATCTCGACCCTGTACATAACCGCCAGTGCCGGTACCATGTCCGTATTGTAGAATAAGAGCGATAGGAACTCCCTTGTTTCTATTGGAGTTCATGAAGTTAATGGAAACCGAGGTACTGGTCCTGCTGATCTCATAGTACCAAGAACTTGCCGTTAACCCCGTGTCAACAGGAGTGGCTTTAGAAAGAGCTTCAACGCCCATTCGACCATACTTGTCGAGAACACCTCGATGGGAGGCATTCAGTAATTTCTCAAGCCAGTTGTTAACTTTGGAAAAATCACCTTTGTGATTAAAGGTGATACCGAGTTGTACAGCCACAGGACCTCCTCCTTAAATCAAAGTTTGGTCACATAATCGAGACTGATCCAACCTGCTCCAGATTTAAGCTTACCCCATCCTTTTTTCGAGCCAGCACCTTCGCTTGTCTCAACGATCGTATACACACCAGAGGGCATGTACGTACGAGTCTTCACATAATTGGTACCGGGACCACATCGGATGTTCAGGTTCGGAATGTCTATCTTAACCTGGAAGTCTGTATCTCCATTTTGAATTTCTGGAGCTTTCTTAGACTCGAGGTTAGCATTGACTGCAGCAGCAATCGCTCCCATCCGCTCATAGAGGTAATCGCCAGGACAAGCCTTCGCAGCAAACCAGCGATGCACGGTCATGTTCTGCTTCTTGACCTGACCAATCAATCTCTTGTCGCCCTTCCATTTGAGTTTGCCAATGGAAGGATTGCGACGGCAGATGTCGGTCACGAGCACGATGAGAGCCAGGTAAGCTTTCTTCGTTACCGGATACGGATGAGAGTTCGTACTAGACACTTCAATAGTGATAGCACGGTTGTCGTTCGACTTGCTGTTGGAGCACTGAGAGGCATCGGATTCGTGAACGTACAGTCCGATAGTACCATCATAGCCGATGCCGTAATTGGACGATGCTCGGCGAGATCTCTTCGCAAACATATTACCAAGAGCCTTTGCTGTGGTTTGACCTGCAGTGCAGTGAATAGTGATCGTGTCAAGTGTATGTTTTCTAGGACCATACACATTAGGACTCATGATCTTTACAGTTGCTAAAGAACTATCAGTGTACATTGGAATCCCTCCTTACCCCTTAGTTCCTAACATAGCTCGACGCTTTGCATTGAGTGCAGCATTCTTCTGAAGAATCGTTCTATTGGGCATCTTCTTACCAGGAGAACTCTTGCGGCTACAAACGTTGATGAGCGCCATAAGACGATTGATGTGCCACTTTTGGTATTCTGCTGGAATATTGTATGTGATCATCCAATAGTAGATGAGCTCAGACGTAATAGTGTCCTTAGGACCGCCAGTTTCTCTGTCATTTCCCAAATATGTGGCGGACATAGGGTTTTCGATGTATTCGTTGATGTCTTGGAGATTCTCGACAGTGAGTCTACTAAATACAGTAGGATCAACATTGCGATTAATCACCATACAACGAATATAATCATTCATTTCGTCTTGACTCTTGATTCTCTTAGTTAAGAACGCTTTATGGTGTTTTGCTTCCCACTTAGAAATCGAGATGAGAGAATGCTCGAGCTGCAGAACTACATCTTTTCCGTATGTGAATTCCTCTTTCTCGTCATCCCAGAATTCCTGACCAGGAACACGAAGTTCCAGCATGGTGCGGACCTCTTATTAGTCCGTGGACTTGGCGCCCGTAACTTCAGCGATCTTCTTATCGAAGTCGGGAGGCAGAATGCCGTTGACGAACTTGGCAGCCTCGTCGCTGTTCAGTGCCAACTCCATAAACAAATCGGAGTAGGCTTCGGTCTGGACGAACTCGTCGGTCAGTTCCTTGCTCTTCATGAAACGACGGCCGTCAGCGCTCTTGACGCCATAGGCGCGACGGATCAGATCCTTGAAAATGTCCATCAGAGCAGGAACATCCTTGGTGGAAATGATGCGGTTGACCATCTCGCCGAAGCCGCCGGTCACGCTCATCTCCATGTCCATCAGTTCAGCCTTGGAAAGATTGAAATGGAAGGTCTCAGTTCTTTCGACACCATTGTAGTCGATGTAGGTGATTTCTTTTTTCAGCATTGTAAGTTCTCCTTTCAGAAATTAAATGAAGCGGGAGCCAGCCTCACTGAATACTCCCGCGTAATGCCTGTTATCAGCCTGCTTCGAGCAGTGCCTTGATCTCGTTAGGCAGCAGCAGGGTAGGCTCGCTGGCGGCAGGTTCACCGCTAGTGCCAGCGTCAGTGCCGTACAGCTTAGCCTCCAGCTTGGCCATCTTATCAGCGCCGACCTTGGTAGAGTCGATCACCAGGGACGCAGTGGGTTTGAAGCCTTCGACAGCGACAGGGGTGGTAGACAACTCCCAGCTGAAGGTGATAGCCTCGGGAGAGTCGTTGATGGTGCTGTAAGCCTTCTCAGAGGGAGAGGCCTTGGCGCCGTAGATGATGTGCAGCTTGTAGCCATAGTCGGAACCCTTGACATCGTTACCCACCTGGGTACGATAGCACAGACCGAAAGCAGAACGAGCCTGCTGACCGATCATGACACCAGCAGAGAGCTCGCCAGAACCGTCCAGGGTGGCAAACTCGTCGGGATAGGTGTAAGCCTCGATGGTAGCTGCAAAGGTCTCAGCAGACAGCAGAGACAGGTACTTGATGTTGTCGGCGTACAGGTCAGTGGCCTCTGCGCCGGAGGGAGACTCGGTAACGGCAGTCAGGCCATTCCAGGCGACACCCTTGTCATACTCGCCGGTATCCTTCTGGGGGTACAGAACACCGTGATCAACGCCGGTTTCATAAAAATGCTCGGCGGCTTTATCCCAAACAATCTTAGCCATGTAAGACATCCTCCTTAGAAATAGATTGTAAACACATCGTGGTGTAGGTTGTCAACCGTGTAATGGCGGTCAAAGCTGCAATAAGGCAGATTAGAGACATCCTCGACATGTACACTATCTGGATTCTTGTCGATCACAGTGAGAGTGTAGCGATGGAACTTCAAGTAGGCAATATTGTCTGCCGGATACTTGTCGATGTCATAGCGCTCATAAACGATTGCGGGGTATTTCATCTTTACGGAAGCAGGAGGTTGAAAATATACATTCCGGCTTCCAAGAGTCTGCTCAAGAACAGACTGAAGCTCTAGACGAGTCTTCGCCATTGTATAAACCTCCAATAGAAAGGATCAAGCGCGGGGGTTGCACCTCCACACTAGTGATCTTCCACTTCGATCCCATAAATTCGACATACCGCATGGTGTGGAAGTTGTGATAAGCATACTGGTCAGCAAGCACGCTAATCTCATTGGAGATGTTGACGTCATCGTTCAGATAATCGGAATTATCGAGTCGACGAAGGTTCCGAATAAGATCTCCGAAATATGGTCTTGCGCAGATTTTCTCCACATACACACCAGGTACTTCTTCAACGGTCTCTTCAAAACCAATTTTGCCGTACCATTTCATTGCTTTTCACTCCTTACAAATCCATTTTGAATTCTTCAGCCGAAACTCAGGTAGGATCGGCGACAGCAGCCAGAGACACAACCTCGACAGAGGAAGAACCCGCCTTGGGATACTTCACAGAGCCGACCTTGGATGCCTCGACGTACTCGGTGGGATAGGCGTAGCCAGTGGCAGTCTTGATCACAGCGCCCTTCAGGAAAGCTTCCTTCAGATCACTGGTCGTGAACTGCTTGGTCGTAGCGGAGTCCATGTAGGCCTTGCCGTCAGTGCCCTTGGTGTAGATGACGATAGAAACAACGAAACGATCTTTCAGATCCTGGTAGATACGATCCATAGGTCAGTCCTCCTTAAGCTTCAGGAACGCTCTCGATAGCAATGGCAGCGTAGGGCTTGATCATTGCGCCGGAGCAACGGGTCTCGATCAGGTACTTCTGAGCGTTGTAGTCGATGTCGAAGTCGTCGAACATATTGACTGCGCCGCCCTTGTCAGCACCGACATTGTAGTCGTTCAGATTGACGATGATGCCCATCAGACTGTGAACCTTGGAGTCATCGGTGTCGGTACGGGTCAGACCTTCCATGACAGGAACAGTGATGATCTCGCGGACACGCAGAACAGTGCGCAGCTTGTCGATGGAGTCGTAGATCACACGGCCAGTGGTGTCTTCCAGCAGCAAGCAGTTGGTGATCATATCCTCAGTGGTGAACAGGACAGGCTCGCCGGAACCACGATAGTCCTTACGGGACTTAATTGCGGTGCGGATGAATGCCTTGGCCATGTCGTCCTCAGTGGCGCCGGTCTTCTTGGTCACGGTAGCCTTGATGGTGTACAGATCGGAGTCGGTCCAGATGGGACGGATGTTCATCTCGTTGATCTTGTCGTCGGAAGAACCATCACGGCCGTCGCCAACCAGGATAGCACGAGCGATCTCCTCGTCCAGCATGAAGCGCATCTCAGTCTTCAGCCAGGCGACGACGTCGAAATCGGTAATGTCGATCACGTCATCGCGGTCCAGCTTCTGCTTCTTGTAGATGGTCGTGGGGGTGGTGGTTCTCTTCAGCAGGGTGAATACCTGTTCCTTCTTCAGCTTGCCCTTAATGTAACCCTTGGCACGAGCCTCGTCGGCGGTCAGGTCAGCATACATGGACTTGATACGGGAGAAGGGAGTGTGATGAACACCAGACATGACCTTGGACACCCAGTCCATCTTGCGGGTGATCCAGTCGGGAGGGGTGTTCAGGTTCTTGGGCTCAGGGAAGAGGGTGTCGATACCGTCAATACCATGAGCCAGAGCACTCTCACGCAGAGAGCCGTAGCGCTTACCGTCAGCCAGGACAGCTTCCAGATCTGCATGCTGCAGAACGTTGGACTGCTCGGCAGCGTCATTGTCGAAGATGTTATGCTTCACTTCAGTGTCTCCTTCTTCATCTTTTTTGTCGTCGGTGGTGCCAGCATCTTCCAGAGCCTGGCCGACAATGGCATAAACAGCGTTCATCTGTTTCTCGTTCAGGGTACTGAGAATATCACCGATAGTCTCCTCAGTATCGTTGTCCTCTGCAGACTCAGGTTCCGGGTCTGCATGAATCAGCTTTTCATCAGGTTCCATAGGTTCCTCCTTAGGGATATCGCTATGGTGAATTTCAAGATCGAAAGCACCGCCAGCGTAAATGATAGCCTGTTCATCACCGTCGTCATCGCTATGCTGAATGATGTCTTCGATGAGTGCGCCAGGATTAGCACCGGCCAGTACAAGGCTTACTTCTTTGATGTCGCCATGAAATACATCGCCAGTGCGCTTGTTCTGAGAAAGATGATTAGCATAAATAGACAATGCTTTCACATCGCCATGCATAACCAACTCTCTAGCCTGTTTGCCAGACTCGCTACTATTGAACGAACAGTAGGCATATACACCTTCGGGTTTGTTCTCAAGCGTTGCCTGACCCAAGCAGTTGAACGGATCATCGTGCTGATGGTTCCAAACCAGAGGGACCACGTCGCCATCATTATGCTTGAAAGCATCTCGACGAATCGTTCGACCATCGGCACACTTTAGATCATTTCTAGTTGCCCAACCAGAAAAATCATAAGTTTCCATTTTCTACATTCCTCCTTTATACAGTAGTACGAGTCTGACTGATGATGTTATTTACGTAATCTTGAGCAGCAGTCGGATTTTGCTTAATTTCTTCTTTAGACTGTGACAAGTTCTTATTACGCAGAACATCAGCATTCGGATCGTCCGAAGGTCTAAGACCAACAATCTGTCTAAGTTCATTCGACGTCATAATTTCGTTTCGAGTGAACTTATCAGCGATCTCAGCAATATCACTGACAGGAACCAGACGGAATGGATCATTGAAGTACATGATAGACTGCTTCTGAGAACGAGCTGTCTTTGTGAGAAATACTCGTTTCATAGAGTCTACGATGGCTGCAGCAATTGGTTCTACAACACGGTTGTTGTAGTTCAGCATGACTTTTTGGTCTGCTGTTCCGTCCAAGATCTCCTGAGTGATACCGATCTGACTGAACATAAGTTTTGTCAGATACTCGATCTGATTCAGGAGGTTATTATCGAGAGATCTGTTAAGCTGAGTAATCTTTTCGGTAGCGTCAGTATATGCGATACCATACTTAGAATTCTCAAGCTGATCTTCGATATCCTGTCTACGCTTCTCTGCTTGTGCTCTTTTTGCATCAGTTTTGATGACATAAGGAAGCTGGATAATCATGTTTAACTTGTTAGAGTTAGTCTGTTCATCCACAACATCCAGAAGCACAAGCTTACGAAGCAGTCTTTGTAATGTCGAGTTTGGCTCGTTCATTACGGAAAAGAACGGATTTTCGATGATGGCTACGAGAGATTTTGGAAGAGTGAGTTCCTGTTTTTCACCGGTTCTATCATCGTACATCCGAACTCGAACATGCTCAGGATACCATTCTACAATTTTGGCTGTTCTCATAGCAAGAATGTCATAAGAAGTAGTTATGGTCGGATTAGCAGTTAATTCATAAGGAACAACAGCCACACAACCTTCGTCCATCATAGATAGCACGATATCCTGGATGAATGCTCTTGAAGTTTGGTCCTGATTTGCCTCAAGAGTGAGACAATTGTTCAGGCCGCTGTTAATATACTTGATGTACCGATCGTTGTCGTCCAGTTTAACATGACGATATGTCAATGCAGCAACATCGAGGGCGATTCGATTGTAAACAGCGGAAACAATCGAATGATCATTACCACGGCTTAAACGTGGTCGATCTGGTCGGTAATATGAGCCCCCTCCATAGTTTCCATAAGAAAACTGTTTATTAAGGAAAGCATTCCAGGCGGCTTTTACCCTGGAACCGAACGCAATAGCCACGTTAGTTCACCGCCTTACTTACGTTTCTTTTTCTGGTTAGAAAGATATTGCTTAACAAAAGAAAATCCACTCTGAACCTGTTTCGTTTTCTGAACATTAGCAGATTCTTCCTGTACTTTTGTTTTCTCGTTATTTGTTTTCTCGTTATTTGTTTTCTCGTTATTTGTTTTCTCATCAGCAACATCTATATTGTCATATTTTCGATATTTCCGATGTTGAAGAAAGTCGTTATTGTGTTCGATGCCTTTATACGACCACAAACATGATCACCTCTTCTCATTCTCGAACAAACACTGGAATACGACGAATGATAAGCTCATCAGCGACTTCGATCTGACAACGTAAGACATAGCGTCCAACACGTTTTGGTTCGATAGTCATGATCAGCTTATGTTCTTCGACAATAGGCTCACCAGCAGCCTCGACTTCATTGCCGTATTCAAGTTGATACGATGCATTGCGAATTGTAAAAGGGGCATCGTCACAGGTCGAGAACTCGACTGAGACGACTCGCCGTTCGCCTTTGAAAAGTTCAAGAGTCGAGCAACTCAAACATGTCACCTCCACACTTTTCGCATCTTGTAACTTCCATTTTGAAATTTTGCATATGAACTTGATGTGTATATGCTTTGGTAGTCTCTATGACTTTTGTAGCATCTGTTTTACCAAACGCCTGAAACAGTGTGATGTTAGAATTAGTAGCAATTTTAAGCCACTCTATCTTCGTCACAATGTGTTTAGCATTAACAACGAAGAGCATCGTAGCTGCATACCCAACATTGCCAGCTTCGTCTTCTGCATAAAGATCTACCACATACTCACCACTCGGAAATTTTGGTACTGCACACTCCCAACGGTCATTGCCAAAGGAGTAAACGTGATGTCTACTCCATTGGCAGAACCGTATACTCGTACGACCATTAGTCCGTAACCTTAACAGAGATTACGTAAGTCTTGCCTGCATCAACAGGATTCGGAATGATCGAGATCTCCTGGAAGACAGGTGCACCAGTATCAAGTGTGACAGTACGAGTGATTGTGGTCTTCAAACCAGCCGCGTCGGAGTGGCACCCTTAGACATGCTTTTAGCATCGAATACGATAATAGGATCATACCCTTCTCGCATTTGACCAGCTTTACCACCAACACCGGCAATGTCAGACATTGCAGTATAGCCATCTTTCTTAAGATCAGATATAACTTGTCTTCTAATTTTAGCATCGACACCAAAAGTAGAAGCCGACATGTACATCATTTCGCTTAAACTTTTATCCTTGAAAGATTTAACAACGTCTTTAACTTCTGCTTTGTAAACTGGAGAACTCTTTACCCATTTATCGTAATCTTCTCTAGAATCAAAGTCATAAATTGATCTGTTTTTAACGACCATTTCAGCAACAGTATTGTAAGTTTTACGATTGTTCTTACAATATTTTTCAATTGCAGCCATTTGTCGTTCGCGACTTGGAATCTTTAGATCTTTATTTAAGGTATACGCAGTTTCATAAGTATCTTTACCCTTAGCCTGAAACCTAATAGCTCCACCCTTATAAAGATTTCTGTCAACCTCCAAGTAAGACATATAACGATCACCAGAGCTATCGCCTTTAGGATTTACACTAGTTCGATAAAACGTAGTACCTTTAGGAATCGTTCTTTCTTTTGTTAAATCGGTTCGATCGGCTTCTTGAAAGGGTTTATTGGAACGAACATTTTGTCTTTTCTGATATGAAGTTGTGCCAGGTGCAGCTTCATATTCTTTCTGTTGTTTACGTTCATCTTTAGTTAGTTTTGCACCAGTAGAATAGTGGTACCGCAATCGTCCTTGAGGCGTGAGGCTTCCGTCAGGATTTTGGTATCGACGAATACCCCATCGCATCCCTTTTGTACCATGGTGACTTAATTCGTTACTCATATGTCACCTCATTCAAATGCTTCTTTATTCAGTTTATACGCCACAAAAGCATCCATCAAAGCTGCAACAGCATCGATCTTTGCCTCATAGCGTTTCTTCAGCAACTTACGGTTACCATTAGTATCTTCAATAACGATACAGTTACCCATAGTGAAGGTCATCATTGCTTCATCAAAGAGAAGTAGTCTAGACTCAGCCAGATTCTTGAGTTCGCCCAAAGGAACGGACTCAGTTTTCACACCCTGAATAACTTTCTCGATACCAAACGGACCATTTTCAGCTTGCCATCTTTCTACGAAGTCTTTTGCATTGTACGGGTCATATCCCATGCATGTGACATCGTAACCGCATTCAAGGATATGACGATCAAGCTCATCAAAGACTTGCATTGTGTCAAGAATACTACCTTCCATGACGACCAGGGTTCCTTCTTTCAGGAACTCGTCATACTTAACTCGCATTGCGCCAGGCAGTTTCATCATAGTAAGTTCAGAAATATAATTTCTGGTCTTAACACCGAATCGACCATCTGGAAGCGGGAAGAGAAATGTGAAAGAACAGAAGTCGTTACCCTGAGAAAGGTCAACGCCCATAGAACATGGGAGATTCCAGAAAGTTCTCATCCTATGAGGAATGGTTTCTTCATATGTGAAGAAGTAAGTAAAACCCTCCATAGGAAGACCAAATCTTTTAGCCAAAATATCGTTTCTGGCCGCAGGGGATTTCTCTGCTCTTTCGACGTCTAGCTGATATGTTTCGTAAGTTACTGTCTTGTCCAGATTTGGGTTGGCCTTAAGCCACATGTCGGGCTGGCCAACTTCGTCTACGCTATCAAGCTTATACCACCAGATAGAGACATGAGGGTTCTCGTATTCACCTTTGAGAATCTTCATTAACTCCATTTTGATTGTATCACCGCTACCATTACGAACGGTACCCTCAGAACTAGTTGCGACGATGAGATAGTCGTCAACCTTAGAGGCGCCCTGTTCGATAGCACCGACAACATCCTCTCGAACATCGCCAGAAAGCCATTCATCAACAGTAGCAATTTTACAACGAAGACCCTGAAGCTTATCGATCGTCATAGGACGAATCTCGATCAGTGAATTGGTAAGAAAGTTCTCAATACCCTTCTTAGTTGAAGCAAGTTTTGTTCGGTTAGCTTTAGAACCGGTTGTGTTCTGTAAGGAGCCTTCCGTTAAGAATTGGAACAATGGTCCTCTAGCACGAACAATAGCAGTTCGTAGAGGAGACATGACCTCTTCGGCTTGCTTCATGGTGGGTGCAGTTGTAATCTGATGGGTCGTCGACGTATCAACGTTAGCAAAGTATGACTGAATACACGAGTCATACAGAGATTTAGCTGCGCCTCGACCAATGATAAGATACTGCTTGTTAATAAGTCGTTTCTTAATCGTCTTCGTCACAAAGTGACCTCCAGGTTTGTCTTCGTACCGTTCATAGACAGATCGTTCAACAAAATAGTACCATCCGAACACTTGTTCAGCCCACAACTTATATGTATCTAAAAGAAATAGATCAGAACCGTCAGTTAGAGTTAGCTCAGCTTCACAGTATTTGACCCAGCCTTCGATAGCATCTTCATCATAGTAGTACATTGGATTGTCGATCAGATCATCGATACGGTTCATTTCCATTGAGATCTCTTGACAAACAGGAATTTCACCAGCTATAACAGCATCTCGGAACATTCCATAATACTTTGGAACAGCGGTGTTGGATAGTGCCATTTCTTCACCTACTTAGTTATTTGTCTTTCTTTTTCTTTTCCTCATTTTTAATACCGAGTGCCTTTTTAAGCTGTTGCTCAATGTATGCCTTACCAACATTCTTAGCAGCAGGAACAACTACATCGTTCATGACAGCTTTTGCAAATTTCTGTCCTCGAGAAACTTGTTTTGGATTGAGTCTAGCATACTCTACTTCAAGTCTTTTCCGATTGATAGCAGCCTGAAGCTCTTGATCAGACATTTCGCTAACGGATTTCGTTTTCGGTTTAGAAGATTCGCTAGAAGAAGTGCTAGGTTTGGAACCTTTCTTATAAACTGCTCCATATCGAATCTTCCCCTGAGGAGTAAGACTTCCGTCTTTGTTCTGGTATCTACGTTGGTACCATTTCATACCCTTAATACCATGATGAACCAAGACATCAGTTTCCATTAGTGCATACCTCCTCTCCGTAATCTACTTCTGCGTTGATTCGCCATTCAAACTCACTGATAGACTTTTCCATAGCGGTAACAGCAGCAGAGCTAGCGGGAGGATCGAAGATCAACCGTACTTTCTGATACATATAGGTCTTGACCATTTCCAGTTTAAGACCTTCTGGTAAAAAGTCACTCCAAAGATCGTTTGCATCTCGAATAGCGAACCCTTCTTTAGGTCCGACACCGAGCTGACGAAGAACAGAAAATACAGAGTTAATATGCATGATAATATCTGTATCGAAATACTCATACTCGTCGACTAGACCAAGCATTTTCTTTACCGATGACAAAATACTTTCCATACTTTAACTCCTTTCATGTTATTTTCCAAGGACAAGTATCATTAGGTTTTCGCTCAATAATCTCAAAGCCCTTGAGAATACTATCGTCGCTATAGTGAATAGCATTGTGGGTTCGATGGGTAGTTGTGATCAAATATTCAGGATCTAGCAAAATATCGGATCGAGATTCAAAGTCCTCGAGCGTTATTGGATTCATATGATGAATCACAAATCTAGTTCCATGAATATCAAACCCTTCAACTCCTAAATCACACCCAAGATCTCGAGCAACGACGAAGTCCCTAACATGTTTCCATTCTAGAGAAGTGTAGAACTTCTGATTGAACACTCGATCGAATCCAAAGGTCTCTTGTCCGATTCGACCGCCGATCTTTAGATACATGAAACGTTCTTTGAACGTAGGAAGTAGAACTAACTCAGAGTAAGTCCTAAGTATCCTCGTTTTCATCGTTGTCTCTCCGTTGACCACTGTATACCTGCATTGCCTCGATGGCTTTAGCATAAAGACCTTCGATTCGCTCTGCAGACTGGATAGATTTTGTTTTTGCCGTGATGAGCTTCTTCTGTTCCTCGAGAATTTCTCGCTTGAGACACTCCTCACTGGAACCGAGCTTCAGATAGTGTGTAATTACCTGAGCAGAGGCTGTACCGTTACGCATTTGCTCTTCAGCAACGTCCATAGCAAGTGCAACCATCTGGTTCTCTCTTGCAGAAAGAGTAGAAGCAGCACGGAGCTTTCCTCTAACCGGGTTAGTAGCGATTGTCTGTCTACCTTTTGGCATAGTTGTTGGCTCCTTTCAACTTCATACAAATAATTTATTACTAACTCAAATATACTTTTAAGTCAGTTTCATACCCCTTAGGCGATACTTTTAACAGGAGGCAAAAGTTGCACGGAAAGGCATAGGAGGTAACCGACTGAAAGGAGAACCCATTGGAGATGAGGATTAACCTAAGGGGCATGAAACCGACTTAAATATCAATTTTCAAAACTTCCCTCCGGGGAAAATATCAAGAGA